GTTGCTGCGGTATTAGTGAATGCTGGAGGCAACGGCGAGATTTTGATATCTGAAGGGTATAGAACGGATACTGACTCTGGATACCAAAAGTCTGCGCTTGGGGTTCCATTCACTGTAGGTCTAATCTGAACAGTTACGGGTAAGTTAGAATCATCCTTGGCTTTAAAGAAAAGATCGACGCTATCTAAAAATACTCCATTAGGATAAACCTTTTCATCAACAAAGAATGTTTGCGCTAACGGATCCGCTCCACCATCACCACCTGTGTCACCACCGCCGCCTCCTCCTAAATCTTGTACCGTAGGTTCTGCGGTGATTATTTGTCCAACTTGAAAACTAGAAGTATCTGTTCTTGTGGTTGAAGAGATAGTTCTGTCGCTTGTTGTGCGACCCAATATTCTATTTTCTACACCAACAGTTAATACAGTATCTACTAAAGTGGTTTTCTTCGTACTGATTCCAGAAGAAGTATAAACCGCTTCAGCAAACGAAATTGAATCTGCATCATACGTATTATTAAATGATTCAGTAACTCTAAGTGTTCTTTGACCGGATAAGAACGTTTCTGGGCGTAAGAAGAAATATGCAGATAAACGACCAAAAGCATCAGTTTTATTTGAACCGATACTATACAAAAACTTACCTGTTTTACTTGGTGTACCACTTAAAGTTGCAGTTCTAGTGGATCCATTATAAGCAGTAATAGTAAATTGTTCGTTGATCCAAGTAGAAGGATTAGAAACGTCCGTCATTAAAAGATTTATTGTATTTCCATTATAATAATTATTCACACTCGATGAATCTCTTGTTGTTCCTCCATATAATCCGGAAGTGGAATCTCCAAGAACAATTGTATTTCCTACTACAAGACCATAACCACCTCTGTGATTTTTAACCGATGATACTGTGAAAGAACGACCAGATTCGACACCATATAAATTAAGACCATTCATATCATACTGAGTAAATATTGTTGCAGTATTTGATGAAGTATCACCAAATCCAGCACTAGCCCAACCTATTCCAGTATTTGAAGGATTAGCTCTATAAGATGCTATGAGTTGATTAAGAGTAGTTGAATTATTGTAAATAAAGACTCTTTCACCAGGTATAAATTTAGGCAATCCAACAGCAGTTCCTCCTGCTGTCGTAGTCAAAGTAACTTCATTAGGTAACCAAACACTATCATCAACATCTTTACCATCAAAGAAATGATAAAATGTCGTATTCGATCTTAGATTTTGAGCCGCAAATAATATTCCGGTTTGTTTCATGTATGGTCGAATAGCTAAATCCGTAACAAAGGATCCAACTTCAACCTGAGATGCAGATGTTATAAATTGTCTTCCTGATATTTGAGTTCCCGCAGCCACTACATTATTGACGGTAGTGGTCGTTGCAGTTTCCCAAACACCTGATCTTCTTCCGTCAATAACAATACCGTTGTTAAAATCAACAGTTTGACGTTCCGCGGTCGAAGTTGCTATTCTTTGCTGAAACCAATCTTGACTTGAGATTTGAGCAAAAGGATTATTTCTATCCAATAACCAATCAGTATTATTCAATGATTGATATTGAATTAAATTATTAATGGCGGTAAAGGCTTGATTCAATCCTTGTGTAGAATTCAATACTACTCTAGCCGATGTACTTGTATCAACATTCCCTTCAAACTCAGGAATTATTTGAAGTGTTCCTTTAAAGTTTCCAAATAATGCCCCAGCTACAACAACTTCTTTAGTTGCAAATTGTTGTCTGGTTAATTCTGTTGTTGTATAATTTAAAGTTAATACTTTTTTATCACCGGCTCCATTAAATTTTGTAGCTCCAGAAGTTAGTGCAGTATTGGAAAATAATTTTACGGTTCTCATTAAAGAAGCAGGTCTCAGTTCACCGTTTTCAACTAAGTTTCGATTATCGTATCCAACTTCTTCTCGGCTCGCTTGAAGGTCTTTAGTTGTAAAATTATCGACGAAAATACCATACTTCGAACGCTCCAATCCATTAGCATCGAGAATTTTTAAAGATAGAGTATCTTTTTCTAGGGCATTTAATGTAACATAATATTCAAGTTGTCTTAATCTATTTTCGATTCTGTCAATGTCTCTCATCGTATATCTACGATGATTTTTGAAATCTGCTCTGATTAATTCTACAGTGTCGGTATATGGTGGAATAAACAGAGTGTACAGAATCATGTCATCGTCACCAACTGTCGCTGGTATCGGATTGATAGCAGATTTACCCTGAACAATAGCAAACTCTCTAGAAGGTTTAATTACAATGTGATCAATTCTTCCCAAATAATAATCAAAATCCATTGTTATGTTTTCTAGGGGTTCTGGATTTACCGCACCGGAGAAAGAAGTTCCTGCTATGGCCTTTGTTGGTCTAAAATCGAAAGACGATCTTAAAGGAACAATTTTCGAATCTTCGGTATTATTAAAGTAGAAAATCTGATCATATGTAAAATTAGAACCATCTTTAAGATAGGAATCTACTGTAAATAAACCATTATTCTGTGGGCTTGGTGCCGACTGATGTTTTAAATATTTGTACTGAACTAAAACTCTTCCTCTTGGAGGAGAAACCCCTCTTTTAAGTTTAATTGTTGCATGATCATAGTGAGTTTTTCTTTGCCCAGTATCAAACTCATAATTGTTTGTAATATTATGAGAATCATTTGTCAACATAGCCGTAGTAACATTCGAAGATATACTTAATGAATCAGTGATTCTGACTATTTCCATTACATCAGGAACTTGAAGACTGACTGGTACACCAGGAGTTCTAAGTTGCAGCAGAGTAGAAATTAATGTGAAGTTTGTTGCTCCGATATCTGGAAACACCATTCCGCCCGAGAAAGCAGTATTTGATGCAGTATTAGCTCCAGGTAAAGTATCGGCTCCTCCCATTATAGCAGGAACTTTCAGATGATCATTTGCATAAAGAGGTATTGCTTGTTTTCCTCTAATAGCACCGGTCGATGCATTATGGGCACCATTAATTTTCGTAGTAATGTATAGATCGAGTTTCACCCCAGCAACATCCAAATCTATAGTAAATGATGTTGTGGATAGTGATGTTACTGTAAAATTATTATTCGCTAAGGCTAATATTTTCCCTTTAAATATTCCCTTCGATACATCTTCGGATGAGTCAGTTCTAACAAAAGCTAAAATATTTTCTGTAATTAAACTATCTGAAATAGTTCCGCTTCCAGGTGAGAAAGCAAAAGTATCTGTTCCTGTTGCAGTGATTGTTATCAGTCCTCCAGCATCAGACAAAGTGTCTAAGTATGGCTTTCTTGCAAAGAAGCTCATATCAGATATTGTTCCAGCTTTAATAGCAGCAAAAGGAGCTTCAAATATTTTGCTTGTTCTCTGCGGTTCAGTTATGTAAGCATATCCAGTATTCATTTGAATAGAATCTGAATGTATGTCGCCAGCAAAAGTTACTCCTGTTCCGTTATTTGCAATTAAGGATCTTGCTGACTTAAAGTCTGTTTTAATTTGAATCGTGTTCGAAGCTGGTACGAATGGCAACGATGAAGAAAGATTAATCGTTGATGCGTTTGAACTTACAATCAATATCGGAGATACTAATGTTCCAAGACCGTCAGTGATTTGAAAGTACATATTTGCATATGCATTCACTACATTCGGAGTTAATGTTGTCGGAAGAGCTATAGTAGTTGCAGATGAACCGGAAGCTGGTAGTGTTCCGGATAATGGAATTGTGTTAATATTGAATACATTAACGGTTAGAGAATAAGTATTTCCTAATGTTCTATCTGTGGAATCGTTATAACGAAGCATTGAAGCATTTAGAGTTCCAATTTTAGTTTCGTTATAATCGCTTTGTGAAGCGTTATTAACTTTGTTTTGTGCTACACAATGAATATCTAAGCTAGGATAAGTTGTTATGTTTAAAGCACCGAAAACATTTTCAACAACAACTGAACTTTCGTAGTTTGTGGGAAGATCATAATTAGCAGCATTAGCTACCGATCTGCCTCTATCTAAGGATAATGTAGTTGGAGCGATTGTTTGAAATTCGTAACCAGAAACATATGCTTTTCCTGGATCAAGAATCGCACTAAATTTTCCATTAGCAACATCACCTTCTTCAACAGAAATAATAAATGGATCTACTGTGTAGTTTCCAGATTCATCGTAAGTTCTTCTCGCTAAAGTTTTTTCTATTTCGCTGTATACTGGGTATTCAATTTCTTTTGTTTTAACATCATCAACTAAACGAATAACTTCAAAAAATGTCGAAATGTCGGAAGAGTCGATAGTTCTTTTCGAAAGTCTGGTTATAATTTGAAAACGATTTGCTCCAGGAGCTTGATAATTAAATGCGCCTTGAGCGGGGTCTAAAAGAGAAACATCATCGATTTCATCAACAATATTTTCTTCAAATTCGACACCAATTTTATAAGACGGTTTAGCATTAACCGTAGAACTATTACCTAATCGATAATAAGTTTCAACAACTAAAAATTGAGGAGTAACTTTTACAAATTGCCCCTTAAAATAATAAACTCCCTCTTGAATACTTGCAACGAAGGATCCACCAGTAGCAGAGGTGCTTTTTAAAGTAGCAAAAATGTCTTGACCACGAATACGAAGAGATTCACTTTCAGCAAAACGATCTCCACTCAAATATTTTAAAACTAGAACAGGATTTGCCCCTGAAGTGTCTATAGCAATAACTTTAGCAACAACAGACTTTGATCCACCAAACGAAACAATTGTTTTATCCAAAAATTGGGATGGCGAGATATCGACACCATTATACTGAGTTTCTAATACGATATAATTCGCTTTTCTATCTAAAGAAATTTTTCCACCAATAATGGGGCTTCCATTTTTAAAGATATGATTACCAAACTTTTCAATTTGATTAGCTAGAATCGTTTGTAGCTGAGTTAATTCTCTAGCTTGAACGGAGTATCCTGGACGAAATAAAACTCTTAAAAAGTTTTTATCTTCATCGAAATCGTCGTAATATGGGTCGTAATTGAAAAGAGTTGTCATTTATTCCTCGTTTAAAAACTCAATACAAAACGAATTCTTTCTGTTTGAGATGCATCTCTTGTTATTGGTAATTTATCTGATATGTATAATATCTTCCCAGAATAGGGTTTTAATGTTGGATTCAAAAATGAATTCACAACCCTAATCGATCCTGAAGATACTCCCCAAATAGTTTTATTTGTTTCTAAAGTTCCCTTAACATTATTCAAATACAACAAATTTTGAACACTGTCGAAAGATATAACATCTGCTGTAAAAGTAGCAGTTGCATAAGAATCTCCCTGATATACTGCCTCATCTACATTATAATCTCCTACACCAGGAGAAACTTTTACTCTCGTATACAAGGTATAAGCGGAAGAAGAAGCTAATGTTGTAGATCCGTATATTTGAGGATTCTGTACTAAAAATATTTCTCTAAAATCGTTGTTCGTTGGTAAAGAAGATGATTCGTTTTGTGCGAATTCTACAGTAAATAATACAGTCGAAGCACCAAGTTCATATACAGGATCATAACCATGCCCATCAACCGGAGCGATTGCAACCGTTGCAGCAGCTCCAGATCCTACACCTCCGGTAACATCTGAAAATATTAAATTTGCATAAGTATAATTCAGTCCTCTATTTTGAATAATTATGTTTTGGACTTTATTATTTGATACGTTCGCTTTCAGAATAGCTCCAGTACCATCACCATCTATTCTGATAATATCTTGTGTCGATCCGTTTGTATAATTATTTCCAGAATTTGTAACCGTAACAATATCGATAGATCCTGGTTCGGCCGCTGCACGAACGAATTTGTTAACTGTTACTGGCATCCAGTCTTGGGTCAAAAATTTCTGTTTCTGTAAAGTCGAAAGAGTCATCATGTATTTCCACTTATATCCATCAGCAGTTTGAACAAACGGTTCTTCTAATGAAGTAGTGGAAAGAGTCAGTTCAGGTTCATCAGTCGATGCAATTGCATTATTGTTATACAAACATTTAAAAACTTGATCTTTCGAGTTTAAAATGTAAAAGTTGGTGCTGGATTCATAGGTGTTATAAACCGTATTAGAAGTCCAATTAATTCTTGGAACGACTAGAGAAGCATTTTCTATAGAAAGTTGTTTAGCGTAAATTGCTCTTTTAAAATATTCATTCAAAGCTGAAACTGTTTCTGTAGGAGATGGAGCAACTTCTGTACCCGTATTCCAAGGAAGTTGTTTACCTATTACCGCATAAACATACGATTTTCTTTCTGCGGGCAAATAAGAATTTGCGCCAATTTCAAGTAAATTATATACTTGTTTGGCTAACGTTATTTTGAAATTTTTTGTGATAAGTGATGACATAGTTTTATTTATCTAACTTTTTGTATGGTTGCACTCAAATAATACCCATTAGCCATCAAGTTTGAAGTCGCTTGAATGCTGTTTACAGATACAGAATTTGCAATCACAACTTCAGAATATACCAAGTTCATTATAGCAGAAGTTGATGTAACGTTAATTATAGTATTTAATATAGCAAAATTAGAGTTCGTAACAGATTGGATCTGAACTGTATTACCTGTCGATAGGTATATTATATCGCCTTCTTGCAAATCGTTTATGAAGTTGACGTTGTTTGCAATTCCGGTTAGAACGTTTGATCCGGATGTTACATTGACCGTATTCTGTAAAGTTCTATGAACGTTAGATATGATGATAGTATCGCCAACATTTACCAATTGTTGTAAATTGGCTGAAACGTTTGTAGTAGTTATTGTATTGGAATTTACGGCTATATTATAAGTGTCAGGCAAACTTGTTACGGTTATAAAATTAACAACATTGGAGGTTGTTAATGTTTCTATATTGTCTACATTTCGTACAACAAAAGTTTTAGTTCCGATTGGGTGAACCAATTCATTCAGCGGTTTCTTAAATTCATCATAATCGGTATTAGTTTTAAGAACATAAGAAAAGTTATGGTATTTCGTTCCGTCTTGTAATTTTTTATCTGCACTTATTTGACCATCAGTGTTCAGATAAATTCCAGGATAACGAATCAGGCCATTTTCAAATTTTGCGGTAGCTTTTGCAGTTCCATCTCCATAAGGGGAGAATGAAGATGCTAAAGCACTTACAGCATTTATCTCAGTTGCGCTATCATATGAAAGTCTAGCTTGGAGGTTTATCGTTCCGAGATAATCGAAAACTCTCAAAAGACCGTTTGTTGGATTATAAGAATCTACTGTGGCTTTAAAAGTAAAGTTAGTATTCGATGCACCTTGATAAATTGTAGAATTAGCTACGAAAAGATTACCTTCAGTTATGTTATAAGTTATAATGTCAGCATTTCTTAAAGATACATTAGGTGCAGTCACATAATCATATCCATAACTTATAACTCTTATAGAAGATACTGCTCCAACTCTAGAAGTAGAAAGCGAATAAGATTCCCCATCACCAGTTATTTGCGAAACTGTAAGATTTGCCCCAGAACCGCTTGCAGTTTGCACGGTTATGGTCGGTAGAGAATCTCTAGTATATCCCTCACCTCCGATTACATATGCATTCGAAGAGTGATTATTGATTGTTACTAAAACAATAGATCCTGCTGTATTAACATTAATATAACCATTGGCTCCATATCCACTTCCTCCAGTAAATACGAGTATCTCTCCATTAGCATAACCAGTTCCACCGGAATTTATTTTAATTGTTCCAATAGATCCCAAC